TCCCGAAAAAGCAGGGCAAGAGCGAACTTGCCGCAGCGGTGGCGCTTTATCTTCTGTGCATGGACTTTGAACCGAGTGCGGAGGTGTATGGCTGCGCTGCCGACCGCAACCAGGCCAAGATCGTATTCAATGTTGCGGCGGATATGGTTAAAAAATCGCCGAAATTGCGGAAACTGATCAAAGTCAAGGACAGTACCAAAGAAATGGAGGTTCTCCGGGACGGTAGCAGGTACCAGGCACTTTCGGCGGATGTGGCCAACAAGCACGGCTTCAACACCCACGGGGTTATTTTCGATGAGCTGCACACACAGCCAAACCGGAAATTATTTGATGTAATGACAAAGGGCAGCGGTGATGCCAGGATGCAGCCGCTATATTTTCTGATCACCACAGCCGGGAACGACACAAACTCCATCTGCTATGAGATCCACCAGAAGGCAAAGGACATCATCGAAGGCAGAAAGATCGATCCTACCTTCTATCCCGTCATATACGGGGCCGATGGGGAGGATGACTGGACTGATCCTAAGGTGTGGATGAAAGCCAATCCGTCCCTGGGCATTACGGTCGGGATCGACAAGGTGGAAACTGCCTGCGAGGAGGCAAAGGATAATCCCGCCGATGAGAATACCTTCCGGCAGCTCAGGCTGAACCAGTGGGTCAAGCAGTCTGTGCGGTGGATGCCGATGGACAAATGGGATGCCTGCGCATTTTCGGTAAACGAGGAGGATCTGGAAGGGCGTGTCTGCTATGGCGGCCTTGACCTTTCAAGCACCACGGATATCACGGCATTCGTCCTGGTGTTCCCACCGGAGGATGAGGAGGATAAATACAGCATCCTGCCGTACTTCTGGGTGCCGGAGGATACGCTGGAGCTGCGAGTCAGGCGCGACCATGTTCCATATGATGTCTGGGAGAAACAGGGGTACCTCATGACCACGGAAGGAAATGTGGTGCATTACGGATATATCGAAAAGTTCATCGAGAACCTCGGTGAGCACTTCAACATCCGTGAGATCGCTTTTGACCGATGGGGCGCGGTACAGATGGTGCAGAACCTTGAGGACATGGGCTTTACGGTCGTGCCGTTCGGCCAGGGCTTTAAGGATATGTCTCCGCCGACCAAGGAATTGATGAAACTGACATTGGAGAAACGGATCGCACACGGCGGCCATCCGCTTCTTCGATGGATGATGGATAACATCTATATCCGCCAGGATCCGGCGGGCAACATCAAGGCGGATAAGGAAAAATCCACAGAAAAGATCGATGGCGCAATTGCCACCATCATGGGACTGGACAGAGCAATCCGATGCGGAAATGTCAACAGCGAGTCTGTATATGACAACAGAGGATTGCTCGTATTTTAGAGAAGGAGCGTGATGAAGATGAATTTATTCAGCGGACTGTTTAAATCGAGAGACAAGCCTCAGAACAGAACTGCCGGAAGCGCATACAGTTTCTTTATGGGAGGGACTTCATCCGGTAAGCGTGTCAATGAACGCTCTGCGATGCAGATGACAGCGGTGTATTCCTGCGTCCGTATATTATCGGAGGCAATCGCAAGTCTGCCGCTTCATGTTTATGAAGTGAGGGACGAGGGCACAGCGAAAGCGGTGGAGCATCCCCTGTATAAGATACTGCATGATGAGCCGAATCCGGAAATGACATCCTTTGTATTCCGGGAAACGCTCATGACGCATCTGCTCTTGTGGGGCAATGCCTATGCACAGATCATCAGAAACGGTAAAAGCGAGATAATCGCCCTTTACCCACTGATGCCGGACAGAATGACAGTTGACCGTGACAGTGACGGGCAGCTTTATTATGAATACCGCACCAGTCAGGATGATGCGCCGATCAATAAACAGTCTTCCGTAAAGTTGACACCGAATGATGTGCTGCATATTCCGGGGTTGGGGTTTGATGGTCTGGTGGGCTACTCCCCCATTGCAATGGCTAAAAACGCCATCGGACTTGCTATCGCAACAGAGGAATACGGCAGTAAATTCTTTGCAAATGGTGCAGCACCAAGTGGAGTTCTGGAACATCCCGGCACACTCAAAGATCCTGCCCGTATCCGTGACAGCTGGCAACAGACCTTCGGCGGCTCTCATAACAGCAACAAGGTAGCAGTCCTCGAAGAGGGCATGAAATATACTCCTATCTCCATATCACCGGAACAGGCGCAGTTTTTGGAAACGCGGAAGTTCCAGATCAATGAAATTGCTCGAATTTTCAGAGTACCTCCCCACATGGTCGGAGACCTTGAAAAGTCGAGCTTTTCTAATATTGAGCAGCAGTCACTTGAGTTCGTGAAATATACGCTGGATCCGTGGGTCGCAAGATGGGAACAGTCTATTGTCAGACGCCTTTTTACGGACGATGAGAAGAAACGTTACTATGTGAAATTCAATGTAGACGGTCTTCTCAGGGGCGATTACCAGAGCCGCATGAACGGATATGCTACGGCAAGACAGAACGGCTGGATGAGCGCTAATGACATCCGGGAACTGGAAAACCTTGACCGTATTCCTGCCGAGGAAGGCGGCGATTTATACCTTATCAACGGCAATATGCTCCCTCTGAAAAGAGCGGGAGCTTTTGCAGATACAAGTGAACCTATGAAGGAGGAATCAACCGATGAAGAACAAACCGAAGAAGTTCTGGGTTTGGAAGAATCAGACGGAAAGCGAAGACTCACAAGAGGCTCGTGAACTGGAACTGTATGGAACCATTGCGGAGGAGAGTTGGTTCGATGATGATATTACTCCCGCTATGTTCCGTGAGGAACTGTTCGCAGGCAGCGGGCCTATTACCGTGTGGATCAACTCACCCGGCGGAGATTGCATCGCTGCAAGTCAGATTTATACCATGCTTATGGACTACAAGGATGATGTGACCGTAAAGATCGATGGTGTTGCAGCATCTGCGGCTTCTGTCATTGCAATGGCAGGCACTGAAGTGCTGATGGCACCTACCGCACTTATGATGATCCATAATCCTGCAACACTGGCATACGGCGATTATACCGATATGCAGAAAGCAATCGAAATGCTGGACGAGGTCAAAGAGAGTATTATCAATGCTTATGAAATCAAGACCAGTCAGTCGAGGGCAAAGCTGTCACACCTTATGGACAGCGAAACCTGGATGAATGCAAAGAAAGCTGTGGAACTGGGCTTCGCAGACGGCATTCTTGAGGATGAAAAGTCTGTAACGGATATTCCGGCTTATGCGTTCTCCGGGAAAGCGGCGGAGGCAGCGCTGCTTAATAAAATCACTGCCAAAGCAAAGACTGCACCAAAGGCGGAAATGGAATCCGCGTCCGAAGTGCAGGAAGAAATCTGCGGCCGTTCCGTTGATATGCTCAAGGAACAGCTGAATACTATCAAAAACTTTATTTAACGGAGGTAAAAGACAATGACTATTATCGAAATGCGTGAAAAGAGAGCAAAGCTGTGGGCTACGATGGAGGGATTCCTCGATACCCACAGGAACGACAAGGGTGTCCTCTCCGCAGAGGACGATGCAACTTACAGTTCGATGGAGAAAGACCTCTCCGACCTCACCAATGAGATCAAGCGTATGGAGCGCAGAGATGCTATCGAGGCTGAACTGAATAAGCCTGTAGACAGACCGCTTACGCAGAAGCCCGAGAAGCATGAGCCTGAGAAGGCCGGACGTGCATCAAACGCCTACAAGGAAGATTTCGGCAGACATCTTCGCGGTAAGAATCTCATCCACAATGTGCTTTCTGAAAGCACAGATGAAGAGGGCGGTTATCTTGTGCCGGAGGAATTCGAACAGCAGATCGTCAGAGGGCTTGACGAGGCTAATGTGATCCGTTCTATCGCAAAGGTCATCACTACCCATCATGATAGAAAGATTCCTGTCGCACTCGGACATTCTGCTGCGACCTGGACTGCGGAGAACGCGCCTTTCACTGAGATGAATCCGACCTTCGGTCAGAAGAAAATCGACTCTTTCAAGCTGACAGATTTGATCCGTGTCAGCGTGGAGCTTCTGCAGGATTCCGAGTTTGATCTGGAGGACTATATCGCTGCAGAATTTGCCAGGGCCTTCGGTATTGCCGAAGAGCAGGCTTTCTGCGTGGGTACCGGAAACGGACAGCCCACAGGTATTTTTACCAAGGAGGGCGGTAGTGTCGGTGTAACAGCGGCAAGTGCAACAGCAATCACTGTTGACGAGGTGCTTTCTCTTATATATGCGCTTAAGTCTCCTTATCGCAGAAATGCAAAGTTCCTTATGAACGATGCGACTGTAGCACTGCTCCGTAAGTTGAAGGACAGCAACGGCGCATACCTGTGGCAGCCTTCCGTACAGGCAGGTTAGCCTGATAAGCTGCTCGGCTATGATATCTACACCTCTCCGTATGTTCCTACTGTTGCAGCGGGTGCATATGCTATCGCATTCGGTGACTTCCAGAACTACTGGATCGGTGACCGTGCAGGCAGAACTGTACAGCGTCTGAACGAGCTTTACGCTACTAACGGTCAGATTGGCTATGTGGCAACCGAGCGTGTGGACGGCAAGGTCATCCTGCCGGAGGGTATCCAGCTCCTTCAGATGAAGAAGGGCTCCTGATCGTAACATTTAACCGGGCGGCAGTGCCATGTGGTGCTGCCGCCTTTTCAAGGAGGATCTGAACATGGTAACGCTTGAAGAAATGAAAAGCTATCTGCGCATTGATTTCTCCGAGGAGGATGCACTGGTAGAGCAGTTCATATCCTCCGCTGAAAGTCTGTGTATGGATATTGCGAGGATTGCGGATGCGGAGCAATTTTATGAGCAGCCGGTTGCAAAAATCGCTGTCATGTATGCTGTGGCATATCTGTATGAGCATCGTGAGGAGGCAGACCATCATGAACTGACGCTTACGCTCCGTGCCATGCTGTTTGGCATCCGGAAAGGAGAATTTTTCTGATGGATATTGCGGCAATGAATGTCCGTGTGACCATTCAGAAGAACACTGTGGTCACGGATAAGTACGGAAACCATAAAAACACATGGGCAGATCACTTTTCCTGCTATGCCACCATCAGCGGCGAGACCGGGCAGGAGCAGGCGGTCGTGGGAGAAACGGTGGAGCATACGGATATGAATGTCACGGTGCGATACTGCAATGAGACAGCTGCCGTCACTTCCACAGGCTTTCGTCTTCTCTTCCGGAATGAAGCCTACGACATCCTCGGCATCGACCATCTGAACTTCAAGAAGCATGGCATCAAATTCCGGTGCCGGAAAGTGAGGAAATGATGGCAGGAACAACGATACCCATCGATAAGATTGCCGATACCATCTCGGAGATGCTGACCGACTATGCGGATATGGCATCGGATGAGATGAAAAAGGCTGTCAAAGATGCCGGGAATACGGTGAAGAAAGCCATCGGCGAGGGCGCTCCCGTAAAGACCGGGAAATATGCGAAAAGCTGGTCGGTGAAAAATACGAAGGAAAACGCACACGCTCTGGAAGTGACGGTGTATTCCAGGAACCGCTATCAGCTGGCACATCTTCTGGAACACGGCCACGCCAAGCGGAACGGCGGCAGGACAAGGGCGATACCGCATATCGCTCCTGCCGAGCAGCAAGGCATCGAACAGCTGGAGCGTGAGATTACAAGGAGGCTGCAGAATGGATAAGCTGCTGAAACTAATATCGGAGATGGATATCCCTTCTGCCTATGATCATTTTGCAGAGGGTGAATCACCGTCTCCGCCTTTTATCACCTACCTCTGTCCGGGGAGCGATAACTTTCCGGCGGATGGACGGGTGTATTTCAAAGTCGATGAAGTCCATATCGAACTGTATACGGATGAAAAGGACCCGTCCGTAGAAGGCAAGGTCGAAGCCGTGCTTGACGAGCATGGTATTTTTTATGACAAGACCGAGGTATGGATCGATACCGAGAAACTCTATGAGGTCCTGTATTCATTTGAACTGGAGGGTTAAATCATGGCGAATAAAGTCAAATACAATTTAAAAAATGTGCATGCCGCCATTCTTACGGAAACAGTTAATAACGGTGTCAGCACATTTTCCTACGGTACACCGAAGGCAATTCCCGGCGCTGTAAGCATCAGCCTGGATGCGGAAGGAGAATCTTCTCCGTTCTATGCGGACGGTATCGTCTATTTCCGATCGGTGACCAACAACGGTTATTCCGGTGACCTTGAGATGGCACTTGTGCCGGAGTGGTTCCGCACCGATGTGCTGCAGGAGGCGCTGGACGGCAAGGGCGTACTCATCGAGAAGAGTACCAATGCAGAGAGCGTGAAGTTCGCACTGCTCTTTGAATTCGATGGTGATGTGAACTGCATCCGTCACGTCCTCTATAACTGTACCTCCTCCCGTCCGTCCATCGAGTCGGAAACCAAGGAGGACACCATCGAACCTGGTACGGAGAAGCTGTCCATTACGGCTGATCCGAGAGCGGACGGTCTTGTAAAGGCGCGTACCGGAGATACCACGGATAAGACTGCCTATGATAACTGGTATAAGTCCGTGTATCTGCCGACCGCTGCGACTGCTACGAAATAAGGAGGGCTGACAGATGATTGAACGCACGATTGAGATTTCCGGCAAGCAGGTGCCGTTCCGTTCTTCGGCAACGGTACCCCGCCTCTACCGGGCAAAGTTTAAAAGAGACATCTTCAAGGATCTGACGAAGCTGGAAAAGTCCTACTCCAAGCGCACAGAAGAAGGCGATGAGCTTCAAATCGAAGACTTGGAGATCTTCGAGAATGTGGCATATATCATGGCCTATCATGCTGATCCGTCCATTCCGAAGACCATTGACGAGTGGCTCGACCAGTTTGACATGTTCTCCATCTACCAGGTGCTTCCGCAGATCCTTGAACTGTGGGGCGATAACCTCATGACAGATGTACAGGCAAAAAAAGGACTGGCAGAAGTGAGCGGGAAATGACCACGCCGCTGTTCCTTCTGCGCTGCACGGAGGTCGGGATCTCCATTGCGGATCTCGACCTTCTTTCTATCGGGCTTGTTCTCGATATCTGGACGGAAAAGTCCAATGACGGCGTGAAGTATCGGCGCATAGCCGACCAGAGCGATTTTGACAAATTCTAAGCTGCGAGGGAGGTGATCAGATGGCAGGCAGCAGGATAAAGGGTATCACAGTTGAGATCGGCGGCGATACCACAGGTCTGGACAAAGCGTTAAAAGGTGTCAATTCCACCATTAAAAGCACCCAGTCACAGCTGAAGGATATTAATAAACTGCTGAAGCTGGACCCTACCAATACGGAACTGCTCTCGCAGAAACAGGCGGTCTTAAAGGAAAAGATCGGTGCGACCAAGGAGAAACTGGATGCCTTAAAAACTGCCCAGGAGCAGGCGAAACAGCAGCTTGAGTCCGGGGATCTCGGAAAAGATAAATATGATGCCCTGCAGAGGGAGATCGTGGAGACCGAGCAGGAATTGAAAAACCTCATCCGGGAGGCTGCCGAGGCAAACGAGACCTTGAACAAGATCGATGCGGTCGGTAAGAAGTTCGAGGAAGTCGGCGGTAAGATGACCGCTGTAGGAAAAGATCTTACTACCCATGTAACACTCCCGCTTGTGGCGGTCGGCGCTGCCGGGGCTAAGAGTTTCGCTGAAGTCGATAAGACCATGCAGCTCACCAACAAGACGATGGGCAATACCGAGGAAGAGGCGGAACTTCTGAACAAAGCCATGAAGGAGGCTGCTGCCAATTCCACCTTCGGCATGAACGATGCCGCCACTGCGACATTGAACTTTGCCCGTGCCGGCCTGAATGCCGAGCAGGCGGCAGCTGCGCTTGCACCATCCATGAACCTCGCGGCAGGTGAAGGCGGCAACCTGGATACGGTGTCTGCCGGGCTTGTAGCAACGATCAACGGTTTCCACGGCAGCTTTGAGGATGCCGGAAAGTATGCGGATGTATTTGCTGCAGCCTGCAACAATTCCGCACTTGATGTGGACAGCCTGTCGAATGCCATGTCGGTGGCAGCGCCTATCTTTTCCGCAGCCGGATATTCCGTGAATGACGCAGCCCTTTACATGGGCGTGATGGCAAACAACGGTATCGAAGCGGATAAGGCGGCTAACTCATTAAAGACAGGTCTTGCCCGCCTGGTATCTCCCGCCAAGGAAGGTGCGGAGAAGATGGCTGAACTTGGCATCTCCGTTACCAATGCGGACGGCACGATGAAGGACTCCGTGACCATCCAAAGAGAACTGCACGAGGCATTCGGACAACTCTCCGAGTCGGAACAGATCGCGGCTGCATCTGCCATCTTTGGTAAGAACCAGATGGCACCGTGGCTGGCGCTCATCAATACGGCTCCCGGTGATGTGGATGCACTAAACAATTCCCTTGAGAACTGTGCAGGCACCACAGAAGATATGGCGCAGGCCATGATGAGCGGTTTCGGCGGCTCTCTGGAAAAGCTGAAGAGTTCCATCGATGTCCTCATGACCTCCATCGGCGAGGCGCTTGCGCCGACCATCTCGAAAGTGACCGAGGTCATACAGAAACTGGTCGATAAGTTCAATGCCCTGACGCCTGCCCAGCAGGAGACCATTGTGAAGATCGGAATGGTGGTGGCGGCTATCGGTCCCGCACTTGTGGTATTCGGAAAACTTACCACGGGCATTGGGCAAGGACTGCAGGCATTCTCCAGTATCGGAAAAGGCATCCTGACCTTCGTAGGGAATGCGCAGGCCGGAGTCGGGGTCGCAGGATCTCTTGCCAAAGGTATGAGTGCTCTTTGGAGCGTCCTTATGGCAAATCCGATCATCCTTATCATCGCTGCAATTG